GGCGGTAACGGCAAACGGGGCTTTTTGATAGCAGATGCGCCAAAACGCGGCATCTTCTTTTTAAACATCCCCGCCGTGTATTTAGGAATGCGATCCATAATGGAGTCTTAAACAAACTTCCCGCGAGTCTTACCCTTTTTAGCAATCCCGTCAGCACGCTTGGAGGCAGAGGACTTCACAGAGCCGCCCTTTTTCATGCCGGACATGCTACGTCGCTGCGTCTTTTCGTACGCTTCGCGCATCTTCTCAGCCATATCTTCTTGGCGGGCCTGTTCAAGTGCCTCACGTTCTTTTCGTGCTGCCGTAGCCTGTGCGGAGGACCGACGCGGCCCTTGCGGACCTTTTGACATAAAGTTCATTAGCACTTCCCGCCCATCATCATTTTGACGATCTTGCCCTTAGTCTTGCCCTTCTTGGCAATACCGTCAGCGCGGCTGGAAGCAGAACCGCCCTTGGAGTAGGCCATACCGCCCATCCGCATGTTCTTCATGCCTTTCATTTCGGCCTCTTCGTGCCGAACCATGGACTTCGGGGCGCCCTTCTTTTTCATAAAGGACACTTCTTTACGCATCATCGCCTTTGACTCTTTCATTTCAATTCGCTCCTAATTTGCAAATTAATAAAAGGCTTAGCAGTTCCAAGCCCTCAACGATTTGTTGATCCGGCTATTCGGGTCGTTTGCCGTCTTGGCGCTCGTCAGTTTCTTCTTCATGCCTGTCATACGGGCACAGAATGACTTCTTGCGAGGCCCACCTTCCGGTTGAGGACGCTTCAGCCCCGGCTTACCCGGATTGGCACGGTTGTAAGAAGCCCTGCCTTTTGCGTTGAGTCCGCCAGCAGGGTTTTTCCCCTCTTTCCGTTGCCAAGCAGGGGACTTAGCCATAAATCACCAACGTCGAGATAACGGCTGACGGGACGATGTAGATGCTCGTTTGGAAGAGCAATCCTTCACCCGGCATCAGGGTGTAGTCCGCAGAAGTCGAACTTGCCTTGGTGTTCACCACAATCTTGACTGGGCCACTAGCCCCGCCGTCACGAAACGTCACCGTACCTGCACCCGAATCAGGAACAATGTAGATCGCTTTGACGCGACTACGCCCGATAACAAGGCTATTTTGATCCAGCAGGTCGCCAGCAGCCGTAGCGACCTTACTAGCAAGGACATCTGTTTGCATACCCATCCTGAGTCTCCTGTAATGGATGAAGGGGGCTTACGCCCCCCCACGAAGTCTTACGGAACCAGACTGGCGTACAAGCCGATGTAAAGCGTAGTGCTACCGACGAGAACCGGGATACGTCCGGCCTGAACCGACACCGTGCCCGAAACCGAACCCGTGGTCAGCACCGTACTGCCAATCGTCAGAGTCGTGCAAAGGAGATTGGTGATAACCGCCGAATCGGCAGCAATTGGGCCTTCAAAGCCGTTGTCAGACTTAACCGGGCCGGAGAAAGTTGTACGTGCCATTTCAAATCCTCACATGCGAGTTGTGCCTACCAGTCTGCATGTCGTCAGTCGGGTCTGTCTGGTAAGCAAAATTTTTTCCCGATGACCGCTATATACACCTAGAAAACTAAAAAGGAAAGGGGGGCCGAAGCCCCCCAATCCAGTTTTATCAGGACGAACCCGGCGAACCGAACATGCCCAGCGGATCAGACCATCCGAACGAGTAACGCTCGCGGCTCTTATACCGCACGTTCCCGGTGTCGAAGTCCCCGTCCATGGAGTTCTGAAGCGGCGTACGGACAAAGTGCTTCATGCCGTTCGGAACGTCGGTCGTCAAGAACCAAGCGTTCGTGTCCGTCAGGTAGTGGTTGACCGTATATCCGCCCGGAATCGAACCCATCGCCTTGAGGGCGTTGATGTCGTTGTCAGCGGTCGCAACACGGAGTTCCGTGTCGAGGAGACGCTTGGCAGTGAACATCAACGGCGGGGGCACGATGAGTTTACCGGGTTTCGCCGCGATGAGCAGTCCACGCTCGTCGGTCCAACCAGCAATCTGAATGACAGCCGCTTCCAACGAAGTCTCGTTGAGGTCAGAAGCCGTCAGACGGTTGCTGTTGGTGCCACCAGAAACAAGCGGGTGATTCGCACTGAACAGAGCCACACCGTCGCCACCAACGTAGGACGACGAGAAGCCATTGTTCAGGACAGAAGCCGCCTTGACCTGCTTCGTGTACGCCATCGCTCGGGCGAGCGCCTTGGTGTATCGCTTGGACAGCGAATCGTACAGGTTGTCTTCAACCGCTTCTTCCGTGATGGAGAAGCCGAGAGCGATGGTCTCGTGGTTGTAACGAGCAGTCCACGCTTCCTGTGCGTTGTCATACGCAATTGCAGCGCCTTCCGACTTAACCGGAGCAGCACTGAAACCAGAAAGTTTGGTCTCCTCTTCAAACGAGCGTTCGGAGGTCTCAGTTTCGTAGATCTCCTTGTGCTCTTCGCCATAGTTTTTGTACTCAAGGCCAAACAGGGCGTTCAAACCCGGAAGGAGTTCCTTGAGCAGTTGTGCGCGTGAAATAGCCATGTCTTAGAACTCCCTTATTAAACGCCGACGGGGCAGTTGTAAGCGTGACCACCAACAATCAACGAAACGCTCGTGAGGTACGGTGCATTGAACTTCACGATAACTTCGGGATAGTAGGTAGTGCCGCTCGAAACAAACGCCGTGTCTTCGACTACATCGACGATACGCATCGGCAGAGACCGGGTGGTCGCAACCGAAGACAGCAGGAGACCCCGCTGCGAGTCGTTCGTCGTCGTGTTCAGCGCCTCGTCAACCAGTGCAACGTTGGCACCGATATCCTCGTACGTGAACCCGCTCGTGGTCGAAACCACAAGCGAAGCCGATACGCCCACAGCCTTGAACAGGGTGTTCGGATCATCAGCCACATACGCCGTAACGTACGTACCAGACTTCACCGCCGTACCCGAAATCCAAGCCTGCGAGAAGGTCGGCTGACCCGTCACAGTGGACACGAACGAGCAGCCCAAGAACACACCGGCAAAGCCAGCGTCCGGGGGCGTCGTCGTCGAGGTGGAAACAGAAATAGTGCCGCTCGAAGTCAACTGAACCGGATCGCCGTAGCCAATGCTCGAAGCACTGGACGCAATACGACGCTGGCGCGTTGCCCCGGCAAACACCTGCCCACCGATCAGATTGATCGGCTTCAAGCCATACGGCTTGTCAACAGTAGGATATGCCATTGATCACTCCAAAGATAAAAAGTTATTTGCCCTTGCCAAACGAGACCGTAGTTTTCCTCTCGGTAAAGAGGGGCATACGCTCATCGTTCAGCCTCATAAAGTTGTTATCTACAGATTGCACCTGAGCCTTGGCCTGCTCTGCGTAATACGCATCGCGTTGATCCATTAACTCTTTCGGTGCCTTGCAGAGCAACAACCCGCCGATTTCAATATTTCCCTTAAACCGGGAATTCGGGTCGGCTTGCATCATCAGTTTGGGCTGGTCTTCGGCCTTTACGGGCTCCCAACCTTCCCGAAATTTAGCGGAAGTATTCGATGGGTCAGCAACACCCATAATACTGGTCCGAATCCAGCGGAAAACCCAACCATCTTGCGGCTCCGGTTCAGGGAGCGTCTGAGGGGGTTTCCACGCCATTTTGCGTTGCGTTGATTCTCGATTTTCGAGTTCACGTGCGAGTCTGTTCTCAGCCATTTTAGTTAGTCTCCAGTTTCATAAGTTCTTTTGCGTACTGTTCATTGCTCAGCCCCAATTTCTTGGCGATAGCAACTTGAGTCGGTGTCAGGCGGACCTGACGAGGCGCGGTTCCCCGCGTTACCGGAGCCACTACATTTGCTGGCTTTGTGCGAACAGGTTTTTCAACCTGCCTCGTTTGAGGCTTATCGTCGTCCTCTTCAGCATCCTCAAATGCTTCTGGATAACGCTTCCTCATGGTTTCATCAACTCTACGATAATACTCGTCTGAATTCGGATCAACTCCGCTTCGGACCAGTTTTTCATGCAGGCCAAGGGCAAGGGCGGTCATTTCCTCGTCCTCACCAAACCAAGTATTTTTCTCTTGCCAAGATTTCGCTTTAGGGTCTGCCTTTGGCTGAGAAAACTCTTGGGGCACCTGAGCCTGTTGTGCCTGTTCTACTCTACCTTCGTTCTGTTGTAAAGAAGGTTTTACACGAGAGATAGTCTGGATTTTAAGTTTAGCGTCTGTAAGAAGTTCTTGGGCTTCAGCAATTTTTTCCGAATCCCCGGCTTCATAAGCCTGCTTTAAGCGTTCTTTAGCCGAACTAAGGTCAAAATTGGCATACTTCTGGGCTTCCTTAATAAACGCCTGCTCATTCTGGCCTAAGCGTTCCCGAAGTTGTTTTGCCTCCTGATCCCGCATTTGGGCGAAACGCAAGGCTTCCTCACGTTCACGTAAAGCCCGTTCTTTTTCCCGGCGCTCGTCGTGCCAAACACGTTTCATCTGGGAGAGGCGCTTTTTTACCTTCTCCGAATACTCATCCAAATCCTCGTTTTCAAGTTCCTCTACTGTACGTTTAGACAGTGGTTTACGGCCCCGATCTTCTTCAGGGGTGTCGTCTTCAATCTTGACCTCAAATTCAGGTTCAGGAGCCGCTTTAACTTCAGCCTCCTGTTCGTCAGGAAATTTAAACTCTTCTCGCTCAATAGCCATGGTTTACTCCTATGCGCGACGGATTCCACGGGGGTCTTGAACCACCGCTTCTACCGTGTCGTCGTTGATGATGCGGAACTCCCTACCGTGGATGACCACGCGGGTGCCCGAGTACGGACGGGTTAGAACAAAGTCGCCTTCCTTGCACCATGGGCCGGTGGGGAAACGTTCCTTGTCTGCATAGCAAAGGTCACCCATCTTGACGACGAACAGGACAACGGTTGTCTGCTCCTCGGCACGAATGGTGTTGTCAGCCTTGATAATGCCGCCCTCAAACTCTTCCTCTACATGCGGGACTGCACAAAGCAGCCGATAGCCTTTCGGCTCTGGCAGGAGTTTGGCCTTAGCGGCCTCTTCCTGAGTTTTCTCTACGTTGATACTGCTCACTCTTCCTCCATCCTTTTTGCAAGGTCTTTAATGTGGATTACTGCGAGATCAAGACCTTGTAATACCCCGCAGAGTCTTTTGTACTCACCTTCATCAAGTTTGCCCTGAATCAGATTTTCCACGATCGATGTGCGCTCCTCCTTGAGTTTAGTTTCAAGGTACTCCAGAGCGTTTGAATAACCCATTACTCACTCCTTTTTGGCGGCGCCATCCGACGCTGTTGTGCCTGATCTTTAGCCTTGGCGATATCAACGCCAAGTCGGACTCCTTCAGTCTCCATCCGATTCGATTCTTGCGCCTTGTGCTTCTCAATATCCGCACCAAGCCGTGCTGCATCAAGTTGCTGACGACCAGAGATCTCCGCTTCGCGCAACCGAAGTTCATCTTCCTTAGCAGCAGCGTCCATAAGAATCTGCTGTTCTTTAAGTTGGAGTTCTTTCTGCTTAGCCTGCATCTCCATCTGCACCTGCATCTGCTTGGTCTGGGCCTGCATCTGCTTGATCTGGAGGTCCATCTGCTGCAACTGCATGAGCGGATCTTGTGCCTGCTGCGCCATCTGCTGAGCCTGTGCTTCAGCCTGATCCTTCTGAAGAAGTCGTGCAGCGGCAAGGGCACTAACCTGAGCGATTTGAACCTCAAGTTCAGGCTGCAAATCGTACTGCTCGTTGTCGTCTTGGGGCAGCGGAGGAAGCGCCACACCAAGTTGTTTCTCAATATCCCGACGATATTGATAGGCTATATGTTCCATAATATGCGCCTGAAGAGACGCAGTAATCTGCTGCGCCATCGGATTTTGCCCAATGACAGCCGCTATTTTGGGGTCTTGCCCAAGCGCCATGTGAACCTGAATGTGGGCCTCGTGGTCTTGGTAAATAAACGCCTTGAGCGGCTTGCCCATCATTGCGTCCATGTTTTCAGTCACAGGATCGCGGGGCTTTTGATCATCCGGCATCGGGACAATCTTGTCGGCGTTACGAACGCCTAGAACCTCAATCATCTGCCGGTGCAAATACGGCAGGTTGTATAACTGCGGCGCTCCTTGAGCCAACTGCATAACGGCTTGGTACTGCACGACCTTCTGCGACATCGTTGCCGCGTTCGGGTCTGAGACCGGGATAACATCCACATCGTCGTAGTCAGACTTCTTAGCCTTACGGCTACCGACTTCCGGTTCGTACGAATACTCATCCGGGGTGTTGTCACGGATAATGGCAGCGAGAAGTTTGAACTCCTGTTTCATCGCGTAATACACGCGAGCCTGCACCGCCGACATTACCTTCAAAACGCGCTCTAGGATGGCTAGGGTAGTACCTACCGGCGCTTGGTTCGACATATCGGAGATCTTGAGATCCGACACCGCAGCGAAGCGACGGCCATCCTCGACCACCTTGTCCATGAGCATGGCAAGGGTCTGGCTCGGCTCCTTGTACGGCAGCGGCAGGATGTTGTCGCGTACCGCACCCGAAGGTACGTCTACGTCTCGCCACTCGCCGGGGGCGATGGGGGTGTCGTCTCCCTTGATACGGAGACCACGTGATTTGAGACCACCCGGAAGGTTGCTAAGAGTTCCTGCGTCGATAAGTTGGCGAAGCAGGGAGGTTGCCGCTTTGGAGTGCCCGCCGATAAGGTGGATAAGTCCGAAATAATAAAAGCCAAAGCCGGGGATATATCCGTAATGGACAAAGTGCTGCCGCTTTGATTTGAGTTTGTCATCTTCTTGCCAGTTGCGGCGTATCGCCAGAATTGTCCCCGTCCCCTTCTCAATCGTCACCACGTAGGGTAGTGCGATGCCTGTCTCATTGTTGTCCTTATCGACATCGGGATACCCCGGTAGGTCGATGTTCACGTGCATCTCAAGCAACTGGAACCGATCATCCATGCTGGCTGAGAAGCCTTGATCCTCTGCCTTCTGCTTCTCTACCTCGTCCATCGTGCGAATCGGATCGCCAAGGTCAACATCGCGGTAGAAGCCTGCGTACTGCAGTCTGATCAGTTCGTTCTTGGTCTTACGCAT